ATGCTAACAGACGTTGCAGCACGAAAAGCAAAAGGTGCTGAAAAGCCTTATAAACTAAGCGATTCCCAAGGTCTATTTCTTTATGTTCAGCCCAACGGTTCTCGTTTGTGGCGCATGAAATATCGCTTCGGTGGTAAGGAACGCCTTCTGTCGTTTGGGAAATACCCAGAAGTTAGCCTATCCTCAGCACGGCAGGCACGTGATGATGCACGAGCAGAATTACGAGAAGGACGAGACCCTTCCCTAACCCGCAAACAGCGACGAGCGAAGGCTTACAAAACGGACGATCATTTCCGTCGCGTGAGTGAAGAATGGCTTGAGCACAACAAATCTCGTTGGGTGAAGAAACACTGCGCAGATGTACACGGCAGCTTAGAGCGTCACGTATGGCCAAGCCTTGGAGCCATCCCTCTCAACTCCATCACCCCTCCAATGCTCCTTGAGGTTTTACGCACCATCGAGAAAACAAGCGCAAACGAAACTGCTCATCGTGTTCGTCAGCGTATCAGTGCTATTTTTGATTATGGTATTGCCAATGGTCTGGCCGTATCAAATCCAGCCCCTCAATTAAAATCACTCCTTTCTCCTGTAAGAAAAGGAAAGCAGCCAGCCATAACGGATCTGTCGCGCCTACGACATATGCTCAATGCGATAGAGAACTTCCCAGCGCATCCTGTTACATTATTAGCCATGCGCTTTCTTGCCTTGACAGCCGTAAGGTCAAATGAGGTCAGAGGAATGCGTTGGGAGGAAGTGAAAGACAATGTTTGGACAATTCCAGAAGGCCGCATGAAAATGCGAAGAGACCATGTTGTTCCTCTTTCTAGCCAAGCCCGCGCTATTCTGGAAGTTATAAGGCCTCTAACGGGAAAATCCCCTTTTGTATTCCCAAGCGTTCGTTGGCCCCATAAGCCAATGTCAGAGAATACGTTAAGCGCCCTCATCAAACGAGCAGGCTACGAAGGACAGCACGTTCCCCACGGCTTCCGCTCTTCATTCTCAACGATTATGAACGAAAAGAGACCAGAAGATCGATCTACCATTGATATGATGCTTGCTCATGTGCCTAAAAACTCTGTTGAAGCAGCCTATAACCGTGCCCAACACTTAGAAAAAAGGCAGGAGATTGCCCAAGAGTGGGCAGACCTCCTGCTACGTGATGCGAAGCCAACTTCTTCTATTCTTCAGGTTCGCCGTCATTAGAAAAATTCTCAAACCAACTATTAACCTCGTCCGAAGGCCAGCGTACTGTCTGCACGCTAAATTTGATAGAACGAGGAAACCCGCCTTCTTTCATTAACTTGTAAAGATACGTTTTACTGAATTTTGTTTTGTTCAAAATCTCCTCCAACGTTAAGAGCTCTCCGCTATCAAATAACGTTTTAGGAGTACCCTCAACCTGCGTCATCTCTCATCCTCCTGATCTGCGTATTCCTCCAAAGCCGAGACAAGAACGAGCACGTCGCCGACTATTGGCTCGCCCCACAAGTTATCTGCCCGAGTGTCTAGCGTTTGCTTATGCCAGCCGTTGACGTAGTAAAACATACGCCCATCGTCTTTCTTGTTGGCTTCGACCCACCCATAACGATGTGGTTCCGAAGCAGTTGGGAACTTGGCGGGGTAGCGAATGCCGTATCTGAATTCTGGCATATCCACCGCCTCACGGAACGGAACCCATTCGCGACGCTGATTCCAACGCTCCTCACACTCTTGGGAATCACGACCACGCGGGCCCTCGGCACCAAATGCGAAAAGAAGATCACAATGCTTCTGAAGCTGAACGGTTTTGTTTCTCCGCGCGTTCCACAAAGAACACGCTTGCTCTTCTGTTGCTCCATTCATCAACGGCCCGGATGACCAGCACCGTTCACAAACGACTTTGCATCCCACATCGTTCCCTTCATGCATCTGCGCATAAATATCTAAATTTCTTGACGCACAGAACGGGCACGGCTTTAGCATGTTAGTCATGGCCGGTCTCCTGTTCTTGCAAATCATCAGAGCGTGCACCGCATGTATCGCAAATCAACGGTTTCTCTTCGCAATAAGAACAAGGGGCACAAACATGACAGGAACAATGCTCAGACACTAGGAAATATCTTGTCCCATCGCATCCCATTACCTCACAGCTATCAATATCTACTCTCATCCCCGCCTCCATTTCTTCCAGAACACGACCGCGATCTTCCACGGCCAGAACAGCATTGTTGTCAGTGTTGGGATGTCCCCTCGTGGACAGTTAGGGCGGAAACGGCGCTCTCGATGTCTGACGTAGAGACCGAGGGCGAGATACAGGAGGATTGCGACCAAAACGGCATGGAAACTGTCCATCATCACAGCTCCCCAAAGAAACGCCTAAAATAGGCTATCACAAACGCAATCCATAGAACGGGCCAAACCACCATAGTGGCGATCAAAACACTATCAGGAATATATCGTATGCCTCTCCGCTGGATCGTGAGGGCCAAGCCTGTGAACGCACCGATCACGCAATAGGATGCTATCGCTAGGAATAGGATCAGAAGACCGCTCATGCTGGCATCTCCTCCATTGTCGCAGCGGGAGGTTCGTCCTGCCTCTCATTCTGTGCGTGTCGTTCGATACCATCCAATGTTTCACTCACAACTTGATCAACGCGGTCTGCGAGTTCAGGCATGCGCTGACGCAAGAAAACACGTTGCTTCTTTACCGCATCCTCTGACGTAATCGCTTCCAATTCTCCACGCGTAGAAACTCCCATGACACGCTCTATGAGGGCATTAGCTCCATCTTCAACGCGCTTTTTCCCTGCTTCTGACAGCGATGGAGTGCGTTCCTTGTGTGAAATAGGTTGAGTTGGTGTTGCATCGTCGACTGGAATATCTTGCGCTTCTTCAGCCGTAATCAGGCCTCGTAGCACGTCTGGGAACGCATCACGCAGCGCAAAACCACGGGCACGCATTTGCAGCATACGGCGGGGATAAGTCTTCCACGGCCCCGTTTTATTAAGCAGACCTGCTGTTCGCGCATCAGCGTAAGAGAAACGTGCTTCAACCGGCTTTTTCCCTTTGCGTGTCGCAACGCAGACTGCCGTTAGTGCGTCACCATCTCCCTCAATGTGTTCTACAACATCATCACAGACGGGAGATGACCGGACAAGCGCAAGTAGCGTATCCCCCCAAACGCTCGGTCTCCCGTTAATGACCGCAATATTTTGCAAACTTTGCATTGGGGCCAAGCCAAGCTCTGCTCCCATCTGACAGGCAATAACAATCGCTGCGGCTTTCCCTGCGTATTCACGAGGCACCATGCCTGATCCTGCAGCAATCTCTGCAAAACGCATCAGCTCTTGGAATGAGCGTGGGTTTAATGGAGACGCATGCAGTGTCGGAGTATTCATCGTCTCATGTGTCATTACAGCGTTACTCATTTCGCTTTCCCCTTCACCATAATCGTCGGTTCGCCCTCAACGAGTTCCGCTCCTGATACGGGGCCCCTCAATTCAAGAACTCGTGCCAATTCTGCTGTGCTCACTTTGAGTGGCTGTGGTTTGAAAAGCTCAGGAGCTGCACCTTGTAGAGCCTCTACGTCCGTTACAACGGCACGCGTGTTGCCTTTGCGAAGAGACACGACATAGGGGCCGCACTCGGCTTTGACTTCACCGTCTGTGGCCATCTGCTCTGTGATGCCCGCTTTGAGATCGGTTCTATAGGATTTAACCACCGCCTCAAGATGACGCAGCCCCTCATGTATTTGCACAGCTTCTGATAGCGGGTCGTTCGACTTACGCGCGGAATGCAGCAGCGGAATATACTGGTCGATACAATCCTTCAGAGCCGCATGGTGATCGTTGATCGTTTCAATCAGAGGCTTCATGACCGTGCCTCCCATTCCCTGACACGCACGCGGGCAAGCGCTATGACAGCGCGGTATTCTTGGCCGTGCTGATTGTCGCCGTGTGTCTCGTTGACAGCCTTTTCGAACTCATCAAGCGTGCCGATAAAGCAACCACGCGTTACGCATGGGTCACTGTCCGTTCGGAATAGTGTAAATGTCCCATCTTCTGATCCGATTGGGCCGAGCGCTAGAATGTGACGCAAGTTAGCTATCAACGCATTGCCAAAAACCTTCGCATTGCCAGATACCCACGCATTGCCAGATACCCACGCATTGCCGCTATGAGTTAGGTTTTTTTCGCTTTCGATGTATCCGCCCATATCGCCGATAGATACACCTAATTCAGGAATGTCTCTTAGGGAGCGGATGCGATACAGAGTGCCATCACAACTTGCAACGGTATCGTCGGTTAGTAGTTCGTATTTCTTACTCATTAGAAGCCCCGTGCTTTCACATTTTCAAAAACAGCGCAGGAGAAGAACGCTTCGGCTGCTGTTTTCTGCCCTTTCTTGAGGCAGTCCATCGCTGCCTTTAGGTATTCTGTCCGCCTCATTTGCGGCGTCTCTGGGCGTGCTTTAGACACAGCTTTCCTGTTTGCGTGTTTCAGCATTGTTTCTGTCCTTGGTTTTTACTTGGGGTGGTTAGTAACTATTTTCTTCTATCTGGCGCTCTTTAAGCAAAAGTTCGGCAAGCTTCATGCTCAGTTCTTCTCTTTTCTTTCTAAAACCACTCACACAAAGACCGCTTTTCTCTTTTCTATTTATCTTCATGTCTACAAGAGAGATTTCATTAAGAATACTATCGCTTTCCTTGAGCGTTGTGACCGTTATGGTTCGAACGACTGTTTCGATGATGAAGCTCTTATTGCACGACGTGCAGTGCCATTTAGCCCCCTCATACGCCTCATTGAGCTCGCCATCTCCCTCGTTCTCATACAAGCAATGGGGGCGGACAATCTTTCCTTCATGCTCTTGCCTGTAGCTCATCGTATTTCCTCCAAAGCCCGTTGTTGGTGCCTTAATCTCTCCTTGAGAACCAAACGCTCTTCTACTTCTTCAGGGGTTAGGACATCGCGCTGTTCAATCAGATCAAGAAGAAGATGTGTATGAGCTATCCGTTCCTTTAAGGCTGCTAGATCACTCATCATCCCAGCACCCTCTCGTCTTGATTGAGCTTGCGGGCGACGTCTTGGCCTTGCCAGTATAGGTCTGCGGCATTGCCCGCTTCTAATTGGTCGTCCAGAAAGCTTTGAAGGCCGGGGATCGCGTCTTCATCCAGAATGGTGGCCGCAAGTTCGAAATGCGCTGCTTTGGCTATGTCGTCCGTATTGCGGCTCACTCGGCCTATGATCCGGCTAAGGTTCTCAAAATATGCCTGAACCGCTGTTAGCACCTTGATCTGAGACCAGAGATCATGGCTCTTATGGCCAATCCCAAAGATCATACGCCCTAGCTCAAGGGCCTGTTCGTCTGGTGTGATGGGAACGAGGACTGCGCCCTGCTGTGGCTGCGCTACTGCGTGTAGGTGGATCATTGCGCCGCCTCCTGATGGAACAGGATCGTGCCAAGCTCAACGAGGCCGATGCAGTGCTCCGAGAGCAGAGTTTGTTGATCCGGTGTCAAATGGCCAAGGGATAGCCCTTTGTGCAGCAGGTCTTTCCCCTGCTTGGCGAGAAGACTGCCATATTCTTGCAGCTCTTCTTCTTGCTGCATTGTAAGAGCATTCGTGTCTCTCATCTTACCCTCCTCCTACGCCCCGACGTGGGGCGTTTCGTTCGGTATGAGGGTATAATGGGACACATCCCACAACATCGCAAGCAAAAATTTGGGATTTATCACATTTTGTGAGATTTATCCCCTTACCTATCTTCTTAAAATGCTATAAATCAATAACTTATGGTCGTTTTAAGTATACATGCCTTGCTTCCTCAAACATAGAAAGGAAGCATTTGATGTGCGAAAATAACAGTAAGAAGTCAGACAGCTCTACGATCAGCAATGGCTTCAAAAAGACCGATCAAATGCTCTCTCTGATTAGGAACGAGGGAGCGCCAGAGGTCAACGATAGCAATCTCCTCTTCCGTATACAAAGATTGACTAGGCGGTTTAAAGCTATCAACAGAGGAAGCATTGACGGTGGAAAGACCGACTAGCTCTTCTATTGAGCATCCTAAGACTTGAGCTAAACGCCCGATGCTAAACACATCTGGGCGTTTAGATTTACCTTTAAGGATGTCTCGAACATAGGTCTCTTTTAGATCAGCTTCTAAGGCTAATCTTTTTTGTCCTATGCCCTTTTCTTCCATGCGGCGGGTAATTTCGCGTATCAGATGTTCATTAGTCATAGTGGGAAATATCCCACTAAAATAAAAGCAAAACAATTGAGACAAATCCCAAATTTATCTTGAATGGTGGGATAAATCCCATTACTGTCAATCTATGACTTACAAATCGGAACTCTTATCCCGCATCGAGCAGTTTGTCATTGAGGCGGGAATATCAGAAAGCACGTTCGGTTTTAGAGCGGTGAACGACGGTAAATTCGTAAAGCGCCTTCGACAAGGCAGAAGAATGTACCGCGACACGGAAGAAAGAGTGCTGGAATACATCGCTCATAATTCTCGCTCTAACCCCACCCCCACACAACACCAGAAGGAGACACGGGTATGAGCGACAGCACCCAAATGCAGCATCCCCGCTACGACACGCTCCGATCTATAGATGGCGAAACACATCAAGCGCTCAAGATGGATACGCAGCCTGACACGCTATCTGAACAAACGCGGCTTGAGCTCATCAAAGTTGTTGCGCGTGAAGAGATCAAGCGCCGCTGTGGTGAAGGTGAGGTGTCAGCATGACCCGCACTATCCCTCGCACATGGACGGCCATCGCGTTTTATAGCCCCGCTGAGAACCGCTTTGTCGCGCTTCCTAATGCCGTTTGCACAATCGAACATGCCGAGAGCAGCCCGGCCATCAGAACGCGCACCGTTGCAAGCTCTGGCCGTGAGGTCGTGCAAGTGAAGGAGCGTGGGTGATGGAACCTATGGTCATTATTCCTTTGCCATCAGGGCTACTTCAAATCGGGACGCTTATCTCTAGCGGGATACAAACGTCTATTGAGAATTTCGAAAACTGGACTGATGTCACTCGGTGGCAAGAACGCAACAAAATACGCCTTGGCTGTTTTGTCGCTAAACGCGCCGTCCTGCCTATTGAAGAGGACATTTTAACGGCTGCTCTTACTGGCTGTCAGTACAACGCCCTCCTCCAGATCACGGGGAAAACACCTCGGTGGCTACGTCCCGTCGTTAAGCGCTTAGAAAAAGACGGCCTTATTTCCGTCAGCCCCGATGTCGGCTCGAAGGAAAGGACTGTGTCTACCCTTCCCGCTGGCCGCGCTCTCCTTAAGGAGATCAGCCATATCCGAGAGGGAGCGATCTAATGGCAGGCTCCGTTAACAAGGTCATTCTGGTCGGTCATTTGGGCCGTGACCCAGAGATCCGTCACACGCAATCCGGCGCGAAAATTGCCAACCTCTCTGTCGCTACCAGCGAGAGCTGGACGGATAAGCACACCGGCGAACGTCGTGAACGCACCGAATGGCATCGTGTCGTGATCTTCAACGAGCGCACGGCGGATGTGGCCGAACGCTTCTTACGAAAAGGAAGCAAGGTCTATCTCGAAGGCGAACTTCAGACACGCAAATGGACAGATCAACAGGGCATGGAACGCTACACGACAGAGGTCGTTCTAAAGGCGTTCCGTGGTGATCTGGTGATGCTCGACAGCAAGTCTGACCGCGAGCCTTCCCAGCAGAAACAAACCGCTCAAAGCCAGTCCTACAGCTCGCAGCGTTCCATGTCTGACGTGGACGCAAGCCAAGACTCACTCAACGACGACATCCCATTCTGAAAGCACACATCATGACCGATACACACACAACAGGCGGCATTGCTGCTGATCGTCTACGCTCCATTGTTGAACGCGTGGAGCGTTTGGAAGAAGAACGTAAAGCCCTTGGCTCTGACATTCGCGACATCTTCACAGAAGCAAAGTCAGCAGGCTTTGACGTAAAAGTCATTAAGGAAATCATCAAAATTCGCAAGCAAGAGCCCGCTGAGGTGGAAGAGCAAGAACAGCTTCTCGACATCTACCGCCGTGCGTTGGGGGTGTGACATGCTGCGTCTTTTCTTCCCATACGTCCGTAAACTGCACCGTGAGCTTACTCAAGAGCGCCGACACAACAAGGCACTGCAAGAAACCTGCGCCGACCTGCGCAACCATCAGGAGCGCTCATGTTCTGATCTGCGCCATTTACGGGAACAGATTTGGCACCTTGAGGGCAAGAACAACCGTGCCTTCGCTCTCGTTACGAACCTCAGAAAGCAGCTCGCCTCAATGGGCGCCGCATCACCACAACGCAAACGCGATGAGCATGGGAGGTTTGTATGACGCACCCGCGTACACTCACCTTCTCCCTGCCAGCGCCTTATCCATTGCTCAACAAAACGCTCCGTATGCACTTCGGAGCGCCCATAAAAATGAAGAAGGCGATGCGTGGGCAGATTATTGCCTCATTAGGAGGCCCCCAAGCGTTACCAAAGGAACCGTTCCAACAAGCACATATCCGCATTGAGCGCTGGAGTGTTGGAACGCCTGATTATGACAACCTCTCAGGTGGAGGCGCGAAGCAACTGATTGATTGCCTTACCACGCCGCGCTTATTGGCGCGTGGACATGTGCGCAACAAATACGGCCTCGGGATCATTGTTGATGATTCCCCCGCCCACATCACAACTGAATACAGCGCCATTGAATGCCGTCTGTGCGAACAGAAGACGGTCGTGACCATCACTGAAATTATGGGAGAGCCCACATGAGCATCAAAGCCATCAACTGGGCGCTCGAACAGCCGGGCAGCCCAACCCAAAAGCACGTCCTCCTTGTGTTGGCTAATTACGCCAATGAGAGCGGCATTGCCTTTCCTTCTAATGTTCTTTTAGCCGCTCAAACGGGGCTTACAGACCGTGCGGTTCGGAACGCTAAAAAAGCACTTATTGAGGCAGGTATTCTTGAAAGGTCAGAGGCCTATGGCCGCATGTCTGTTCGCCTTCGCCTCGAATATACTGCTCCTAAGAAAACGGAACAACATTCCACAAAACCGGAACCTCGTTCCGATAAACCGGAACCATATTCCGCTCAGTCCAAACCGGAACCACGTTCCGCCCAACCGGAATATAAAGACCACAAAAAGGAACGAGGTTCCGCTCCATATAACCACCAATTAACCACCATTAACCATCATACCCCCCTATAGTCCCCCCAAGGCTTCAAAGCCTCGTTCAAAGCCGAAACAGGAATTTGCTTTGCCCGACTGGGTTCCTTCCGAAGCATGGAACGGCTGGCTGGAGATGCGGCGGTCGATGAAGAAACCCGCCACAACCCGAGCGATGGAGATCGCCATCAAGCGGCTGGATGAGCTTAGGGCTCAAGGCCAAGACCCCGGACAGGTGCTGGACAACTGCACGCTTCAGGGCTGGCAGGGGATTTACCCGCTCAAAAACAGCCGCCCTCATAGCCAGCAGGCTGCCCCTCGAATGAGCGAAAGCGAACGCAACCGCAACATCATTTTTGAGGAGATGCGCGCTCAATACCGCAGCCAAGACCACGCCAACAGCGACAGGATTATCTTCCAATGAGCACTGCCAGCCTCACCCACATCACCCTCCCACGGCGCACCATCAGCGTGGCCCTCAGCGAAGCCCTGCATTCCCGACGCTGGGAGCGTTTTGGCGATATGACCATTCGCGGCAAACGCACCGCTAAAACGCCAGCGCTGCACGAGGAAGCCGCGCGCCTTCTAGCGGGTTTGGATGCTGAAGCGTTCACCGCGCCGCCTCTTGAGGCGCGTCAAAAGCTGATCGCGCAATTTGACCAAACACTCGGGGCTCTGGTGGCCAACCCACGCGATCCAGAGAAGCGCGAAGCATGGCGTCTGGCTGTGGAGGCCATCACCGAGGACGTGCCCGCTGGGGCGTGGACGGCTGAGTTCCGGCGGGACGCGCTACGGTCGTTCAAGTTCATGCCCACGCCTGCTGAGTTCTATGAGCTTCTCGACAAGCACGTTCAAGCGCTGCGCAACAAACGCGCAACTCTCTGGCTGTTCGTCAATGAGCCTATCCATGAGCCCGCAAAGCCCCGCACGCCACCAACCGAAGAACAGAAGCGCCATGTGAACGCGATGGTTGCGAGCCTCTTCCCTACACACCGGGAGAAGCGCCATGCGTAACTCAACGGAATTTTCAAGCGCACTGGAGCACTATAGCGACGAACCGAAGAATTCAGACGCTGCTGAGGGCAAAACAAATCGGAACGCAGAAAGCGCTGCTCTGCATCGCTGCTTTGGGGGAGATGTGTGATGCGCTCTGAATTCGCAAAGATGGCACGCGACATCCGCATCGCCCACGGCGACAGGCTGCTAGATACGGCTCGTAAGATGGATACGAAGGCCGCCGTGATCTCCCGTATGGAGCATGGTGGGTATGAAGTCTCTGATAAGATAGTTGAGAGGTTCATTGCCGCTTATGGGCTTGAAAACAACGCCGTGAAGATTAGAGACGCTGCATCTGAGCATAACGATGAGGTGAGAAAGAACTACCCTACACTCCAAGAGCTGATGATCCTAACCCCAGCAGCTATTCAACAGTATCTGGCAGCCAATGGATGGCAGAATCAAGGTTTTGATAGCAAGCACAGCCTTCGTTATGAGCATCCTGAAAAAGGTATGATTATCGCGCCAGCCGACCATACCGTCGCAGATTATCCGCGCATCTCATTGGAACTTCTTAGGCTGCTGTCAGTGCACAACAAAGGCACATGCCGACAGATTTACCAAGACATCCTCAAGCATGATCCTGAGTCTACATCCTCCCAAAAAGCCTCTTATAGCCGCGTGGCTCATGATTGGTATGTAGAGCCAGAACATGCAACGGATCGTCTTCTTGCTGTGGAAAAGCCCTTCTCTGGCGCGGTCTTAGATCCCTGCTGTGGGCAAGGGAATGTCCTCCGGGCATGTGATCGCGCTGGGATAGAAACGGTTGGCAGTGATATCGTTGATCGCGGTATCGACGCACACATTGAGGATTTCAGAGCGGCCATTCCCGCCTTCAAGCCAGCCTCGATCATCTCCAACCCGCCCTTCAATCAGGCGGAAACTTTCGTAAAGATTGCCATAGACCATACGCAAGACCGTGTGTGTCTCTTTCTCCGCGCTGCTTTCCTTGAAGGAATCAAGCGGTCGGCATGGCTCAGGGAAACCCCGCCTGCTCGCGTATGGCATTTCCCCGACCGGATTAGTTGCGTTCCAGGACATTTACTCGGTCAAAAGCAAAAACATAACGGCACCACAGCCTATGCGTGGGTGGTGTGGGAACGCGGTCATTGCGGGCCATACGCTGGCTACTGGCTACCTGAAAAGACAAAAGAACGGAGCGCATCATGAGCAAAACCGCTACAGCCCTTCTCTCAGACGGCCCCACCACAGAACGCACACTCAAGCCAGACTACGAAACGGTCGGCATGGGGAAGCGTAAACGTCGCGTGAAAGCCCGCACGGTGCAGACGCTACACGAAAGCGGCGACATCAGCGGCGAGGCCGTCACTGCCGCCAATCGCTGGCTGGAGGATTATATCTTCTTCAAAGGGGCCTATGCCGATTACCTTAAAGACCCGCTGGATCGGGATTATATCCCCGGCAACATCCACACCTTCGCCGTGGCACGCGGCAAGGCTGCGGCCCGCATTGCTGAGGTAAGAGAAGCACTTGGATTGTGCTCGCATGTTCGGTTGGAAATGCTGCTGGTCGAGGGCATGAGCTTTTCGGCGATTGGGAAGAAATTATGGCCAGCAAAAGAACGTGCGACACAGGCAAAAGCAGCCCGCTCACAGTGTTCCCTTCTTCTTGAGCAGCTCGCCAATTTTTACGTTGAAAAGCATAAAAAAGAAGCCCGTGAAAAAAGGACTTGTACGTGTGTCACAAACGTGGCATGATATTGGCATAGTCGGAAGTCGTGCATCTAATGAGGTGCGCGGCTTTTTTGTTTTAAGCTTTCTCTCTCGAAAATATCATGCCGAACTTCGCCCCTACTCCAGACCCACGGATTAGGCGTGGTCGTATTGTATCTACACGGGGCGGCCTTTGTATCGTGCTAAAACGCCAGAAAGACCGCGTGGCACTCGTGCCGATCCGTAAAGGCCCAGAAAATACCCACCGGGCTGATGTCCACCCATCGTGGATGGATGCGGCGATGCTCGGTCTCAAAACGTGTGACGTGATCCGATGCGCTCCGTTCACGCTGCCTCACCACGTTGTCTATCCCATGTCCTCCATTGTCCCCTCTACCCTCATGACCCGCGTTTGGCACGCAACATGTAAAGAGCTGCAATCTCAACATTGGGAAGATGGGCACGATCAGCGGGTGTGGCGATGAGTAAGAAGCAGACCGGACTTTGATAAAAAATTATGAAAAATCAAAAAAAAACAGTAGGAGGCAAGCGGCCCGGAGCTGGTAGGCCTAAAGGGGCGGTCAATAAAGTTACTGCCAACATTCGCGCACTTGCCCAAGAACACGGCAAGGACGCCTTAGAGATTTTAGTCAAAATCGCCAAAACAGGCGAAAACGAAACGGCCCGCATCTCTGCCGCTAAGGAAATCCTAGACCGCGCATACGGTAAGGCGACCGCTCATCTCGAACATAGCGGCCCGGATGGCGGCCCGATTACTGAAATACGTCACACCATAGTTGACCCAAAAAATGACAGAAACAGCGCCCCTTGATATTCAGACACCGCGTGTTTTTGCGCCGTTGCTCCAGCCTGCGCGTTATAAGGGCGTATGGGGTGGTCGAGGCTCTGGGAAGTCTCACTTCTTTGCTGAATACCTCGTAGCGCAAGCGATGATGCGCCCCGGCCTGCGGGCTGTGTGCATTCGTGAAATCCAGAAGTCACTGAATATGTCGGTCAAGCAGCTCGTGACAGACAAGATCATGGCGCACGGTTTAGCTGACAAGTTCGAGTTGCTCGATAAGGAAATTCGCACACCGGGCGACGGCGTGATTATCTTCCAAGGGATGCAGAACCATACGGCGGACTCGATCAAGTCGCTGGAAGGCTTTGACGTTGCGTGGGTGGAAGAAGCTCAGTCCCTCTCGGCTCATTCGCTCAAGCTGTTGCGTCCGACCATCCGTAAACGCGGTTCTGAAATCTGGTTTAGCTGGAACCCCTCGCACGCTGAAGACCCAGTAGATGCGTTCCTCCGCACAACAGAGGCCGAGGCTGATCCCAAGATTGTCGTGGTGTGCGCGAACTGGTCTGACAATCCGTGGTTCCCTGCTGTTCTCAATGACGAGCGCGAACGTGACCAGAGAGCGCGGCCTGACGAATACGACCATATCTGGGAAGGCGGCTATCAGCAGGTTACTGAAGCGCTGATCTTCCGTCATCGTGTCGAGTATGGCTGCGACTTTGAAGCGCCTGAAGACGCCCGCCTCTATTACGGTGTGGATTGGGGCTTTGCCAAAGACCCTACGGCCATTGTGCGCTGCTTTATCACCGACGATGTGCTCCATATCGACTATGCAGAAGGCGGTGTCGGCGTTGAGATGGACGCTTTGCCTGCCCTGTTCGACAAGGTGCCGGGTTCGCGCTCATGGCCCATCCTCGCTGATTGTGCCCGTCCAGAGACCATCTCCTTCATGGCGAACAAATATGGCTACCGCATTACGGGAGCGAAGAAATGGAAAGGCAGCGTCGAGGACGGCATTGAGCGCCTCAAGGGTTTCCGTGGCATTCGTGTGCATAAACGAGCGGAGAAGATCGCGCGGGAATTTCGCACCTATTCTTACAAGGTGGATCGCCAGACAGAAGCCATCTTACCCAAGATTGAGGACGCCAACAATCACTGGATCGACGCCGTCCGCTATGCCCTCGATGGCCTCATTCAGAACCGCCGCAAGATGCCGGATTTCTCCGCCTTTGCAGGACAGCAGATCGTGCGGCGGTCTTTTGTTTAGCCAAGAAGGGCCTGTTTTGCCTCTATATCGTCTCGCAAGGTCGTTTCCATAGCGTGGCATTGCTGCGACCGTTCGCGAAGGAGCCGCAATACCTCGTCAGTCCACCCCGGAGGAGAACGTCGCTTCCCAGACAGAACGCCCCTGATTCGACTTGAGTCCACCCCAAGGTAATCAGCAAGGTCGCTCTGCCAACGCTGCCCAAAGGCAACCCGGCCCGCTTCTGCAAGTTGGTCAGCCGTTAAGCGCCACTCGCTCATTGTGATATTAGGGCCTTGTCTAAGGGGAGAACACGCGTCTTGAGGAGGAAAAGCTCCCAAAGAGCATAACTCAATCTCGCCTCTCCGCTTTCCCACTTAGCCCATGCTCGGAACGTAGAACGATACAGGACAGCCGCAGCCTCTGTCTGCGTTAGCCCAAGAGAAAGACGCATTGCTTTTATCTCTTGAGGAGAAGGAGAACGGGGGGGCTTCATAATAAAAATGTTAAGGCAAGGCCCAAAACAATACCCACCATAACAGCCCCGCCTAAGCTAAAATAAAGCTTATGCGTTAGGTGCCGCTCTAAAAAGGTTAATCGTTCGTTAGACATATTGTAGCCCTCTACAGATAGGGAAGGCCTAACGCCATCCTCTGCCCCTCTTATTTATGTAACCGCGAAAATAAAGCAATAACACCAGCCAGAACTGAAACAACGGTAAAAGCAGCTTTCAGAACCGCCAGTTTAAAGTGAAGCCTTCTATATAGGATTTCCTCTTCCAAGTTCTGAACTTCAAGCTGTTCTTTCTTCTCCACCGCGTTTTCTCCCTTATCTCCAGATAAGCATATGCCATTATGGCACATTCATCAAGCTTCTTCTTACCTTCTTAAAGCTCTACCCCATGTCCCTATTCCGCAAAAAAACCACGCCGCTGCCCCAACGGCGCGAACCTGTCGTGCATCCAACGGCTGACGAGAAGTCGCGCTCGTGGCTGTCGGCTATGTTTGGGCATTACACGGCTGAGGATGCGAGGGGAGATGGAGCGCCGCCCTTGGACGTGCGCCTTGCTCCTTGCAAGCCTGCGCCGGGTGTCGTGCCAGAAAGGCAGAGATTGGCCAATGACAGCGCCCTTGATGCCGTGCAGGGACAGATCAGCGCCTATGCCGCCGGCAATGCGGGCGCAATCCAGTCATGGCTGGCGGATGGTTTGGGCTTTATGGGCTATCCTTACCTCTCCCAAATGGCCATGCGTGCTGAGTTCCGTAAGCCATGCGACATTATCGCCCGTGAAGCAACACGGGAATGGATACGATTTAAATCAACCAAGAACATCAACATCACCGATTACGATACGGACGAAGAAGCTAACGCCGCCCGTGAACGGCAATCACGCGAGACGGCTGAGAAGATCAGCGCGATTGAGGCTGAGTTTAAGCGCCTTGATGTGCGGGCTCTGCTCTATCGCCAAGTGCTCAGTAGCCTTCTAAACGGCGTTGGTTATCTTTGGATCGACATCGTAGGCCTATCGGCTGATGCGACGGGACAAAATGTTCCGCTCAAGATCAATGAGCACGGCGTTAAGAAGGGAAGCCTCAACGGGTTCAAGATTATTGATCCGGTCTGGACATCGCCCAACTATTTTAACGCTGACAGTCCCTACCGCGCAGGCTTTTACGACCCTGACAATTACTGGGTGCAAGGCTGCCTGACCCATAAAGACCGCCTGCTGAAGATGGTGCCTTACGAGGTGCCCGACATCTTCAAGCCTGCCTTTAACTTTGGTGGCCTGTCACTCACCCAACAGCTCCGCCCTTACGTTCATAACTTCCTCCGAACCCGCAATAGCGTGAGCGACATCACGGCCAATTTCTCCAAGTTGGTGCTCAAGACAGACATGACTGCGGCCATGCAAGGTGGCGTGATGGATCACAATGGCACCAGCACGATTATGGGCCGCGCGTCTTTCATGCAGCAAGTCTCTGAAGGGCAAAGCACGATTGTGGCCGATAAAGAGAATGAAGAGGTCTCTATCGTCGCCACTCCTCTTGGCGGCCTGTCTGATCTGCAAGCGCAATCTATGGAGGCGATGGCCTCTATCCCC